CGCGTAGGTTGTCTGTGCCGTCCCGCCTTTTGTCGCAATGAGTGAACTCGTAAACGGGAAGGTAGAGAGGTCGATCTCAGCGAGTGGAGCGGCGAAGGCTGCTGTGATGGGCGCGATGACTGAAGCCCCACCTGAGAATGCGGAAGCCGACGACGATTCACGCCCTCTGACGACGACCGAGAAGGTGTTACCGGATCGTGTGGTCAGGTGACAGACCTCGAACGTTGTCCCATTGTCGATGACGAAGACTTGCCAGTCACCGGCAGAGGGTGACGTGAACTTCGAGCCGTCCACAACGGTGAACGAGGTATCCCCTGAGCCGATACCGGCTGAGAGTGTGGTCCGTGCGAAGTTGGAAAACAGTTGTTTGGCCATGTGTGTATTCTACCTCATTACGTAAGTGGTTGTCATTATGGAAGATACAGTGCGTACTGCGCCCCGAAGCGCGGGTCGATCTGTTTGATTTGGGTTTCCCCCACCATTTCTTGGCGTTTGTTCGGGAATTTGCGCCGGACCACGACAATCTCCGTCTCCCGACTGCTCATCGTAATGACGTTAGCATCGGCTGGCACCGTTTCAAACTGCGCGACGAACGGCAATCCACCGAATGACACGTCGAGACTTTGCGTCTCCACGAGCCCTGTAGCCGTCGCCGCCCACAAGACAAATGGCAAGCCACCGTCTGCGTAATCAAGTGTGACAAGATCATTCGGTAGTGCCATGGTTACACCTGCGTGATCGTCATATCATCAATGTACAGAATGAAGGTTGTCCCACCGTAGCACAAGACCTCAATCTCCACCACACCGACTTGTGTGGGCGTAAACGTAATCGTCACTTCTTGCCATGTGTCAATAGCAGCAGAGATACTCGCGGTCACATCCGCAGGCACCCCATTGATCTGCCCACCACGGCATCGCAAGGTGCCGGTAATTCCTGTGTTGGTTCGTCTCATCCAGAGTTTGGCGGTGACGAGCGTACTGGCTTTGCACGCAATCTTTGCGAGTGAGAGGGTGAGTGGTGACGTGGGGGTGATAAAGGCCGTCGACATGGGAGAAAATTTCCAGGCTACGCCGCTCGCTGTCTTGCGTACCGTTGCTTCAGAGAAAATAGTACCTACCCCCAGACCTGCCCCGCCGCCTCCTATGAGATACGTGCGGTGGTCTCCCGCAGTCAGATTATAATCTTGAAAGGAGACGTAACCGTTCCCAACAGTGGAGCTTGTCATGGCCACCTTTGTCGCTTCGGCCATACTTGATTTGAGGATACGACACACCCCTTGGAGGGATGTGACCACGACGCCAGCCACAGAGTTGCCAGATGTGACCAGCGAATTGATCGTCACGTCGGCCCCCACTGCGAGAGGATCGAGACGAAGGCCATTGCCCGTGTTGCCTGTCGCCGTGAGCGTCCCGACACGAATTTTTCCTGCTGTCAAGCCAATGTGTGCGCCGCTGGCTCCATTGCCGGTCGCTACGAGTGCTCCGATCTCCCACTCATTAAGGGGAGAAGCCTGCCTGAATCCCGCTTGGCCGTTATCGCTCACAGTAAGTGTGGTGACTTTGACGAGAGACGGCGCGGAGCCGCCCTGGAATACGATACCATAAAAAACCGAGTTAAAGACTGACCAGGCTGTAATGGACCAATTCCCTGAACTGGCGACACTGTTGATCGACCATCCACTGGACACAGTGGCGGATGCACAACTGGTACACTTCATGATGTTAATAGTCCAATCGCTCCCATTGATATTCTCAAACCCGTTTGAGTAGCACCCCCAGACATGCACTTCGTCTATCACGAAGGCACCCGCTCCGTTGAAGTACGCGCCAGATTGTGTACAATGCCCCGCATATATTTTCCCATGATTATCGTTTGATGTGGCAGAATCGAAGACGAACCCTCGATAGTACCTCATGAGATACAGGTTGTCATACTTCAGGAACGTCTTAATGTTTGACGAGAGGCCATGCCCAAAGCCGGATTGTCCGTCGAAGAATGTTTCGAGGGTCTGCGTGGACATATCGGTACGGTTCCACCCCCCTGAGAACGTAATGAGGTTGCCCGTTGTCCCTGAATCTTGTATCGCAGCCACCACTGTAGTGGTCGCGGCCACGAGGTCAGTCTTGATCGTCTCTCGCTTATGCGTCGTGACCGATTCGGTCGTGCCGTAGTACCCTTGTGCGGTGATACTCACTGCCATATTTGGACTCGAATCTATCGTGATCGCGGTGCCGTTAATCCCTCGAATGGCCCACCAATACTCACCGGCCACGTTCTTCCCAATCAATGACTGCAAAGTTAAGGCGTCTGCGCCCGCTGCTTTCACTGTGCTGATATTGTCCAGCAACACGGTGACGGTGCCTGGATCGAGGTCGCCGTACAAGGCGATGCTTTGAATGGACGCACCCAGGGCAGAGCCTTTGTTGATGTATACCGGCACCCATTGATTGATCTGTGTGATCGCGGGAATAGCCAAGGTGTCGACTGTGGTGACGCCTGCCACATCTGAGCACAACCGAATCGAAAGCGTGCTAGCAGCCAAGACCGCCGACACTTGAACCCAGAGCGTAATGCCTTGATAGGTACTCAGGTTGAGTAGACCCGTCGCAAAGAACGCGGCGAGGCCGGTGGTAAAACCGGCAGCGATAGCGAGTGAGGCCGACCCGGTGCTTGTACGATAGGTCGCCGTATTGGCCGTGGCCGTGACGTTGGCGGAAGGGGTCCAGGCGGTGTCACAGTTGGTAATGAGGGCATTCAGCGCCGACGCGAGCGTGACCGTGACATTCTTGTTCGTCCATGTCGCGGTGATCCCAAGAGACGTTGGAGCCGGTGATCCCATGACACGGATCGTGTCGCCAGGCGCGATACGCGCCGCTGTCGCTCCGAGCGTGATGGTCTTCCAGCGGTTGGCAAATGAGAGACCATCTGCTGCATCTGACCCGCCCTCGTAGTCCAAGAAAAATGTTGCCATGACCTACTCCTTATAAGAACTGTTCCGCCGTAATCGCAATGGTCCACGTTCCAGAGAATGTCGCGTCGATGTTCTTGATCTTGATGTGCAACTCGCTCGTGGAGTCTCCATCGAGATACATGAACGGGAGACGGTCGGTATAGACTCGCCCATTGTCTGTGGCGAGGATCGCCACGGCTTTGTACAACAGGTCTCCGGCTACGAACGTATCCTTCTTGTATATTTCCACATCGTAGGTGCCGGTCATCGTGCCGCCCGTCTCGGTCATGGTGAGGTTGTACACCAAGCCACGATTCAGGAATGCGGTCTTATTGAAGTTCGTCGTGGTCGCAGCGGCCACAGTATTGCTGGCGCTACTGAAGGTCTTCGTCTGTGATCCGACACCTGTGACCTTCACCATGTAGCCCATGAGGAAGACCCGCACGTTCGCCGTGCCTACGCCGGACGCTGTGATGAGATGACTGAACCCCACAATCGGTGTCGCGGCTCCGTCGTCTCCAGGGCCAACCACGACGGTCATGACGCCGCTCTGTTCGTTGGCACCGGCCCAGACTGTGTAGGACTTCGTTGGTGAAGACGCGCCGTTATACTGTTTGAACTTCGCGTTGATTGTCAGACCAGGAGTCGTGTCCCAACACTGCACGCGCAACACCAGAGCTTGGCACCCTAGGGGTGCGTCAGTAATGACGTTGTCGCCAGATGGACCGAGGTTTGTGTTCACATACGCGCCGTCTGTGCTGATCGCAATCCGCTCAATCACTTGTGGAGGATCAAGCCGTGCGACGTACTTCGTGAGTTCTTGTGCTCCGAGGTCTAACGCACCAGCGGCTCCAATCTCGGTGTAGATGGTTCCGTCGTTCGTAAACTCCCACTTATCTGTCGATTCGTTCCAACGAACATCTACGTCTGGTGACGTACCACGTTCTGCCTTAAACGAGGCGTTGAGTGACGGCACACCGGTTACGAGACGATTCAGTTTGAACTCAGCGGCATCGGTGCCCAGGTCGGTGTTCTGTGCGTGCCCTCCCCCGCTCCCACCGGCCCGCGCCCAGGAGCGCATGTCAGTGACGACGCTGATCGCGCTGCCTGTGGTTGTAACAGTGAACAGCGGTATACGTCCAACGGTAAATCCAACAGTGTTGTCAGAGACCACGCCAGTACCGGGATGCACTTCCACATAGTTCGTGCTGCTTGCCGCGAGTAATGTTGTCCCTGCCACCGTCGCGGTGACGACGTTATCATTTTGTACCTTTCCAGCCTTATAGCCAAAGTTGAGTCCTGAGTGAGTCGCAGCATCTTCCGCGTAGTAGTTGCCGAGGACACCTGCTGACGCCTCAATCGCGGCCAGTCGTTCAGCGACACTCAAGTACGAGCCGAGCATCAGGTTGTAGTCGTCTCCATCGAGCAAGACATCACAGGTCGAGTACTTGGCGACGTTCGTGACAATGTCGGTCGTCTGATTGTAATTAAACTGCCATGCCGCGTCTGCTGTGGGCGTGTTTGCAATGGCCGGAATACCCGCCGTGCCAATGTTGACGTACAACAACTCAGTCGCAAAGCTGTTCATACTGATGAGCGTGGTCGTGGTCTTTTTGAGGAGGGCCGCTCCGCTCCAGTACGCACCTGCTGCAACTGTCAGGTTGTTGCCTGGGAGCGCGGCTCCTCCGTTGTCACTTGGTTTGTATGACGCCTTGCCGATGATCCCGTTACGGTCAAAGATTTCTTGGAGACCTATAGGGACATCGAGGACACCCGTTGCGCCCCCGATGAGTGCGCTCAACTCATTGATCGCGGTCTCAACGGCGGTGTAGTTGGCCTCGTGGTCCGTCGCATACGACGTAGAGGACTGAAACACTTTGACGAGAGAGACGGTCGTAGCCATAATTACTCCTTATCCTGCGTAGACGTAGACGAGTGTACCTGCTGCGTTAAACTTTCCAATTGTTCCATACGGAAGACTGCCATATTTGTGCCCACCATTGTTTACGGAGTCACCGAGTTCAGTATAATTGAGCGGACGCCAACTCGAACCGAAGGTCACAGGGCCCCCGACTGTGTACCCATCTGTTGAGTACGTGACTTCAAACACGCTGACTTGGCCAGGTACAATTGAGGCCGTACCTACTATTTCGTATGTGCGCCGCGTGCGACTACGGTGCAACCGAAGTTTTGAGCCTGGCCCCGCTTTGTGCGCTGCGTGTGACGCATCGGCAATCGGGACGGCCCGTAACAAGGCTCCTGAGTCCGGCCTGTTGCCGTCTACGAGTAGCTCCACGTCCATTGCCCACAAGTATTCATGGAGGGTTGCGTCAAACCACTTATAGGCCGGAGACACCGATGTCGCAATGATCTCCGACACGCCAAGCGACAAGCGAGAATCAATCAGACGAATCAATGGCTCACGCACAGACATTATATCACCGTCCTATATCCACTGACCGTCATGGAGAGTGGGTCCGTGGTCCCGCGTCTCATGCCTCGTTTCACATCTTCCACATAGACCCGTACCGATGTCGAAAGTTCAATCACGTCCCCTGGCTCGATACGGGGGTCGTAACGCATGACAAGCGTGCGCGGTTGTTCTTTC